AAAGGTGGTAAAGGAAAAGAAATATATAATACAAATTTCATAGTACTGAACGGATTAGATACAACTCTACAAACTGTTGCAAAGGAATTACGAGCAAGACCTTTATTTAGGGGAGTACATGATTCTATTACAAAAGGTGATTTGGTATTATTTTCTATTATAAATAAAAAAGTATACTATATAGGTCCACTTAACACATTTAATGATCCAAATTATTCAGCAAACCCCACATATTCTAAACTAAAACATTATTTTGGTCTTGATCATAATATAACAATAGATAAAAAAGGTTACAGTAAATTATACCCAAAGATAACTACAAAACCATTAGATAAAATTTATTCGAGAAATTTAGATTTGGATTTTATTTCAAAAGATAGAGGTTCACTTACCAATACAACAGCAGTAGAATTATCTAAGTTTACTGATTTAGTTTTTGATGGTAGACATGGTAATTCAATTCGTATTGGTTCGAGATCGGTAAATCCCATTTTAACTATTCATAATAATAGACTTTCCAATAATGTAGAAACATTGAGACAAGGTTCAATTATATCAATGATGTCAGTTGGTTCAATAGAACAAAATTTTGTACAATATGGATTTCAACTTTCCGTTGATGATAATAGAACTGAAGAAGATAATTTTAAAATAAATGGTGGAAATCTTGAAGGTGAAGATTCATATGATTATAATTACTCATTAGTAAATCCAGATGGAGCAGATGAAGAAGACAGAGTAGATTTTGATCAAATGATAATTTTTTCTGATAGAATAACATTTGATGCAAGAAGTCAAAATGCTGGAGATTTTACTGTATCTGCAAATAGAAATATTAATTTTGGTGCAACAAAAAACTTTACACTAAATAATAAAGGATTTTCAGTAATTAATTCTGGTAATATTTATTTAGGAAAGGAAGCAAAGAGTAAAGCTCAACCAATGGTATTGGGTGATGAGTTAAGAGTATTATTATTAGAGATTATGAACATATTACAAGAATCAAGAGCATTGGTACAAGGTGTACCTATTCCACTTGTTAAACAAGATACAAGTCCAATGTTTGATAGGATACAGAAGGTGATTGATGTTTTACAACCAAGAGAAGTGGACGATGATACTAATTTACCAAAACCAAATGACACAAAATTTTTAAGTCAATATCATTACATAGAACAAAACAACAGGAGTTAAAATGAAGTTATCTATATTTAAAAAGTTAATAAGAGAAGTTATAAGAGAAGAATTAGAGTATTCTTTGGTTGGACTTAGGAAAGAGTTAAAAGAAATAATAGTTACTGGTAATAATGATAATAAGAGTAAAGTTAGAACTGTCAGGACAGAAGATACGAGTTATAAAAACTTGATGAACGAAACACCTAGTTCCAATCCCAACAGTTCCATTACCAATAACAACACTTCCGTACCCCAAACTAATAACAAAGTTTTGAATTCCTTATTAACAGAAACAGCACAATCTGATGATTGGAAAAAAATAAATGAAGAACCACAAGTTCAATCTGTAACAGAAAATACTCAAGGATTACCTGACCATTTGGCAAATGCTTTAAATAAGGATTATACACAAGTGATGAAAAAAGTAGAAGAAAAGGCTAAGTTTAAAAATGGCGCTTAAAGATCAAATAAAACAGGCTTTTGAAAAAAGTATAGGTGGTTCTTTGGGTCCAAAATCATCACCTGAAATAGAAAACCTTGCTGAAGATTTAACTAAGGCGATAGCTAAGTATGTCGGTGATCTTACTTTTAAAGTTGAGGATTTGAAAGGTGAGGGGGTAATAAAACCAGGTGATATAAAAATAGTCCCACCTACCGCTGGAATCAACACGGCACCTGTACCTATATCGGTTAATATAAGTAAATTAAAACCAAAGGGGTTGAGGGATAGTTCTAATGCTAATGCTTCGGTGGTTAAAGTGGATAAAGACGAAAATGAAAAATTAAGTGGGGTTAGTGTTTAATGGCTATAGTAGATAGAAGAACAAATCAATTTGTAGAAGATCAAGATGCCCGTATAAATGTTGGTATTGATTTTCCATTTGCGCTTGTACCAAATCAAGATGGGTATTTTAAAACAACCAAGACTACTGTGGATTCAATAAAGAATAATATAAAGTTGTTATTACAAACACAAAGAGGTGAAAGAGTATTTCAACCTAATTTGGGGATGAATTTAAGACGATTTTTATTTGAACAAGTTACAGTAGATACTGAAATAGAGATTCAAAATGATATTGTTGATGCATTTCAAATCTGGCTTCCTTTCGTTGATGTAAGAGATATAGAGGTGAATATTGATTCCGAAAATACAAATATGAATAAAATAATT